TAAGCAATAGCTTTCTTGAATGCATCGACATTATGCTTCCAACTCTTGAGATTGACCGTGTCGCCCATATTGACCACTTGCCCATCAAGTTCATAAGCTTCAATCTTGATAGCATCAGAGACCTTGTCAATTCCCTCATTTGAGAACTTAGACTGTGCCCACTTCTGCAACTCTTCAACAGTTTTAGCATTGTTATTCTCATACTCTTTTTCATTGATATAAGGGTATGAGTTGATAAGAGGACTATCAACAGTCACTCTGATAGTCGTTTCTTTTTCAGCACCTTCAGGCTTGAAGGTTGACTTGGCATGGATTCTTGTAACAACATTCTGACTGTTTTTTGTGCGTTGGTAGTCCTTCAGATTTTTGTGCGTTGTAATAACAACACCACGATTCTCACCACGATTCTTCTTTACAGTCATCGCAAAGTTATCACGAACCAGCTCACCTTCCCACGTCCCGACGATACTATGCTTGCCATCAAGCAATACAGAGTACAGAGTTTCTGTTTCAGTTGTGTTGAATGTCCTACGATCCTGGATATCGCTATTGAAAGAAAAATCTCCCAAAGCGGTTTTTGTGTTTTGAACCATCCGAGAAAGAGCCATGCCACAGCTCTGACTAGTCACACTTACTGGTGTGATAGAACGTTGCATCACATCGTCTGAAATGTGATAGGCTGTGATTTCCAGATGATCATTGTGTTCAATAGGTTTCTTAATGCGAAATAGCTGCGCACCAAGAACAGGAGTCGGCGCTTTTATCAACATATCTTCTTGAATAAGTTGATAAATACCAGAGTCAGAAATAGGATATTTCACAGTTAAGGTGAAATCGCCATTCATGGTTTCTTTAACAATCGCTGAAGTCGCTTCATGAAGTGGCTCCCCGTTCCATCGAACAGTTCTTACATCTTTATCAAGTAAATAAAGCAATTATGCCCACCCCCAAACTGTTTCGATTTCAATCGATTGAATACCTGGACCTAAAACAACCCCAACATTCTTCACTTTCGCTGGATCAACTGTGATAAAATCCCCTGACCATTTCACTGCCTTCCCTGTTGTCGTTTTGAAGCTAGGATTGTCAGGATTATTGACCATCACAAGCGATTCTGAGAGCTTTTCAAGCCTGATGACCTGACCAGCGATTGTGAACGAAGTCTCAGAAGCACTCTGGCCAACGATTGTGATTTTAGGAAATGCAAGAGCAGAACCTTGAACGGTCAAGGTTCCACTTCTTGTCAATCTCTGTGTATCGGAGCCTTTGAAGTATTTTGTAGGGTGGCAAGTGAAGGTTGCTTTGGTCATGTAAAGACCAGGTTGCACTTCTTCAAGGTCGCTCACATTGACCTTATAGCACCAAAGACGAGTTGTTTTGACTCGCTCACTCTCTAGCCAGAACTTTTCACGGATAAACAGACTCATAAATTGGTTCATCTGTTCTTCAGTAGGTTTGACCAAGTAAATCGTATAAGGTTTCTTGACCAGTTCCCTATGCTTGTTTGTCTGAACGATTGCTCCACTGATACCACCATGCTCCAAGAGAGCCGTCTTGCTCTCTCCCAGAGCGATTGAAGGAGAGTCATGGACAATGACTTTAAACGGAAAAGACGATGTTCGCACACCGTCAATCACAAGCTCATTATGCTTTATCATGTAAATCCTCCTCTCAATTGTGTCTTACGTTGCAACTCGTCAGCAATGCGCTGAGCCACCTCATCAGCAATCCGAATGATGTCAGCTTCTTCTCTGACGGTGTTACCAGTAATAGTAATGTTGATGGTCGGTGAAGTTCCACCCATAGTCTGAGCGATGCCCCGACCGATGGCACCAAGTGTCTTATCATTAAGCGGTAATACTGCTTCATTCCCAGCTTCGCCACCAACCATCATGTTATTACCATTTATTCCAAAAATGGTCGGTTTTGTCATGATACCGCCTTTGGCATACCATTCAATTCCAATACTTGGAACACCTTGACTCAACCAATCTAATGGATTGGCCGACCCGCTCACATAAAAGTGCGGTAGCGGAATGTGTGGCCAGCTGATACTGAAGTTAAACAATCCCTTGATAGCTTCAATAGCTGAAGATACAGCATCTTTTGCACCATTGATAGCTCCTGAAATGGTACTCTTAATACCTTCCCAAACACTTGATACTGTGCTAGATATAGCATTTAACACATTTGAGACAGTATCCTTGATACCATTCCAGACATTTGATACAGTTCCTGAAATGCCGTTGAGAATATTTGAAATGTAGCTCTGAATGGCTGAGAAAATAGTCTGAACAATGCTTTGGATAGCTTGCCATACAGTAGAGAATACCCCCTTAATAGTTTCCCAAGCGCCTGACCAATCACCATTGATGATCTGCATAACTGCTTGAATGATACCAAGGACAACGTTTATTGCGGTCTCAACAACGGTCTTGATGATTTCCCAAGCTGTTTTAATGACAAGTTGGATATTATCCCAACCAGCTTGAATGAGTGGACCTAAAATTTCCAGAATTGTGCTTATAACCGTATAGATAGCATTCCAGACAGTCTCAGCACTTGCTCGAATAAGTTCCTGGTTCTCCGTCCACCAAGCAACAACCGTTCCAAAGATACTCATGACAAAATTAGAAATCTCTGATACGACTGCATTGATAACCTCAAGAATCGCATTCCAGACGGTTGTAACGACTTCACGAAAACCTTCGTTAGTTTCCCAGAGATATTTTAAAACGATTATTACTCCTGCGACCGCAGCAGCAATCGCTAAAGCTGTTCCAATAATTGGTAGAGCAGCTGTAATCATTGCACCAATTGAAATTTCCAAAGCAGTTGCAGCCGCTTGTAGTGTTAAAAATATAGGGACAATTACACCTACAATAGCCACGACAGTACCCATAACTACTACAAACTCTTTAATCGGTCCAGGTAAACTGCTAAACCATTCAGCAAGCCCCTTGACGATATTTCCTAACATTTCAAAAACAGGAGCTAAGACTTCTGCAATTGCAGCACCTACTTCAGACATAGCTAATGTTACTGAATTTTGCGCAGTCTTGAATTTATCAATCGGATCCAACGTAGATTCAAAAGTTGAAGATACTAATCCACCTGAGACTTCAGCAGTATAACCCAACTCTTCAAAACTTAGTGCACCACGTTTAATTGCGTCAACCATTTGAGGAGCTTTTTTAGCTCCAAAAATTTCCATCGCAATACTAAGAGCTTCTGTCTCGCTCTTACTATTTTTGATAGAATCAATGGTTTCTTTCAATCCCTCTGTCATGGATTTGCCTTTTTTGGCATAGGCTCCCGCAGCCTTTGTCAAACCTGATAAAGCAGCTGATGAGTCTACACCGTGCTGTTCAAGTTGCCCAATTAGAGTCACTGCTTCTTCAAAACTTAATCCAAGAAGTTTAATTTGTGGAGCTCCATCTGTTGCCTTCTTCATCAAATCATCAACTGAAACCCCAGTTTCTTGAGCCACAAACGTAGTAGAATCCAAAACTTTTGATAAGTCGTCAACAGAGAATCCATAAGCTTCTATAGCTTGTTTAGATTGTATTGTTGCATTCGTAACATCCGAACCATTGATTTCCGCAAATTTAATTATATCTTCCGATGCGTTTTTTAATGCATCGCCAGTTAATTTGAATTGAGTATTAACCTCTCCGACAGCATTACCTACGGTTGAGAAGTCTGTTGGTAACGCTGTTGCAATATCATTTGCGATTTTTTGCATGTCTTCAAGTGCTTTTCCACCAGCGCCAGTTTTAGTGACAATGGTGTCCATCCCCTCATCTACTTGACGAAAGGCTTCAAGAGCACTCTTCCCGAAATCAACCAATTTTTGACTGATATCTGACAGTTTTCCAGAAAATTGATTGAGCAATTCAGCTTTTAAGAGATTGTTTGTCTCGCTTAAGGTTCCGCTCGCTTGTTTGCCAGCGTTCCCAAGGTTACTCATCTCTTGAGAGAGATTCGAGTAAGCTGTTTTAGCTTGATTCAACTGCGTTTCCATCTTATTGGCTTCAGCTGAATTTTCACCATACTCTTGCTTTGTAAGAGCTAGTTGCTTTTCTAGATTTTCAATCTGCCGGGCAACAATATCAGATTGAGCTCCAATTCTTTTCTCAGCAAGCGCCAACTTGTCAGCTTCACTTGCATTAGCTCCTAGCTGACTTTCTTGCAATTTGAATGAACTGACTACTCTTTCATTCTCGCTAGCCAGTTGCTTCTGCTCATTTTGCAACTCTTTTAATTGGTTCTTGTTGTTCTGAGTAGCACTCCCATTCTCAGCAAGCACCTGGTTCACGCTTGCAAGCTTACCCTCATATCCTTTTAGGACGTTTTGAGTAACTTCTACTTCACGTTGGAAAGCACGGTACTGGTCAGCACCGATATCACCATTTTTGAATTGCTGCTCCACCTGAGACTGAGCTTGTCTCAAGGTTTCTAGTTTCTCCTTGGTCGTAGAAACTTGCTTTTGCAAGACTTCTTGCTTCTGAGTCAGGAGCCTTACGTTCCCTGTATCAAACTTCAATGCTTTGTCAATCTGTCTCAACTCCTGACTTGCATCAGTAGCAGCCTTATTGACATTTTTCAGGGCCTTTTGTAAGGGCTGAGTGTCGCCATCGATTTCAATTTTGATACCTTTGATATTTCCTGCCATATTTCCTCCTTTCACAAAAAATAGAAAAGCGCTGAGAGAACTTCTACGACTGATAATGCAGTTAGGACAATGAACTTGACCTCAGAATCGCTCTCTCAGCACTCATTTTTTTCTTTAAAAACTGTCAAAATCAGCTTGTGTGGCTTTCCGTTCGCCACCCTTGTCCTCACTCCGTAAATTCACATAATCCGTCTGATAATCCAGCGCCATTCCGATTGAGATGTGTTTTAGATCATCGATAGACAGACCAGTTTCTTTACAGCAGGACAGATAAGACTCTACTGTGAAGATTTCTTCACTAGCTGATTCTGATTCATCTGGTGCTTTTTTGTCGTCATGCTCGCATTCAGCATTTCCATCAGCACAGGTCCAACTTCCTGAATCGGGAAGATTTCCATTTCCATGAAGAATTGTTCATAAGGCTTGATTTGAGGATTTGCAGATTTAGCAAAGGTCCAAAAAAGACGGTTGAAAAAGGTCATGTCAAAATCTGACAACATCGAAACGTCAATATCAGTCGCTGTCAACTCTTTGTCGGTTTCCAGCTTGTTCAATTCATTCATGAATGATTGATTTTTCAACATTGAGAACAAATCTTGAAAATAATCTTTCCCAAATTGTTGCTTGTAGGCGATAGGAGTATAGCCATTGGTCCCCAACTCATACTCCTGATCACCAACCAAAACGATTTTACGCATAGATCTTCTCCTTAAGCTGCCACCGCAGTAGGTTCATACACTTTCTTGAACCAGTTGTCATAGATTTCCTTATTATCAGCTGATGTGATAGAACGTTTAACAACTGAATCAAGAGGACGAGGACTTGCTTTAAAGCCAAGTTCACGCTCGTTGACGTTTGTACCATTTTTGGTTTTTGAGCCATTGCCTGGACGACTCGCTGAACAATAGTAAAGAACGTGACGTGTTTTATTCTTGTCCCCTGAAAATTCGAACATCAAGGCAAATGATGTGAATTCTGCATCAGCTTTTTCAGTCAAAACACCCGTCTGAGCATCTTTGATTTCACCCAAAATCTTAGTCGCAAACATTTCAATAATGTGAGAGATTTTGAATTTCCCATCATACCCTTCGTTTGAGTTCATGAAGTGATAATCGATATCATCTGCTTTGATTGGTGTTGATTCACCTTTTGGATCCAATGTCAATTCCATTGCCCCAGGAAAGCGGAAAATTTCATCGTAAGCAATCACTCCATCTGCACCAATTGATTTAATTGGCGCAACGTGAACATTTTTTAAACCATAGGTTACTTTATTTTCTTGAGTCATGTCATTCCTCCTTAGTATAGATAGACCGTATAAGACTTGACATAGAGTCTTTCAGTCTCGATAAATGTTTCTTCTTGAACATCGAAAAAGAGCTCGTGGGTTGTCCACAGCTCTTCCAGACGTTCTTCCAAATCTTCATCCTTATTCTCAAAAGCCAGCTCAACTGTCACGCTCTTAATCTGATGATTAACCGTGTTGTCAGCTGCATTGATGACTGGACTTGATTCATAATAGACTAGGTAAGGTAGGCCAGGAGCGTTCCCAGTTTTAAACGCTCGATAGGTGACAGGCAAGTTTACCTGTTCCAAAATAGCAGCAAAGTCTGATAGCTTCATTTTCCAATCTCCTTGATACGCTTCTCAAAATTTTCTTTAACTTTCTCCTCAACAGGTTTAATATGTGGAAATGCCCGACTACGACCGCCATTTCTCAAAACATGCCCATTTTCTAGTAAGTGAGTTAAACGATAGGTTGGAGCCGCGTTGTAGATGACGTATGACCCCTTAGCATTTTTCTTGAAGCGCCAATTTCTAGCATACTTTCCATAACGTTTTGGACTTGTTGTTTTTAATTCCGTAACAGCCTCGTTTACAACGTCCTCAGCAATCAGGTCAATCTTATCTTCTACCTCAGCAGAGTACTCTGCCATTGCCTTTGCAATTTCATTCGCTAAATCACTTGTTAAGCTCATTTCAACACCTCTGACAAAGTCAACTCTAAAATTTCAGAATCTATAGGATAGGTTTTCAAGATACGATATTGCTTACCTTCGAACTTCGCAAACTCTTGATTCTCATACTCAAAATTTCGAATCTCAACGACCAAGCTCGGTTTTAGACCTGCCTGATTTGCTTGATAAAATTCAGAGCGAGTAACCTTCTTTTTACGACACAACAGAGTAACTTCAACATCTTCAGAGATTGGTTGTAGTAACTTGTCCTTACCTGTGACTTTTTTAGAGATCAGTTTGATTTCATGATTCCACATTCTTGACCTCTTTCTTTGATGCTATCTGTAAATTATGCAGTCGCCATTGAAGGTGACGTGGCATATCCACCCCACCCTCATAGCGATAAGCAGCATAGTCAACAATAAACATTTCATGGTCAGCACGCTCACCGACAAGCTCGATACCGAGGTTATCGGTCAATTCAGTGACGACACTTGAAATGATTTTTTCTAACGGCTTGTCTCTCAAGCGGGTTGAAATACCCAGCTTAAGCTTCAGCAATTCTAAAAGCTGACCTTCGTCCATGTTTACTCCTCAACTTCCTTAGCAGGCTCTTCAGCAGTTTCCTCAACTGTTTCCTTAACTGTTTCTTCCTGCTCAACTGCGGGCTCTTCCTTAACTTCTTTTGTTTCAGGAGCTGGTTTCTTAGGCTCATCATCTCCCAAAACCTCAAGGAAGATAGAGCCAGCAGTGTTGGCACCAGTCAAAAGGCCATTGGTAAAGCTATCTGTGGGCTCATATCCTTCACGAGGAAAGATATCACCAACAGCATAGTCATGTTTTTCAGGATCAGCCAAGTCCTTGAAAGGACGGATTACTTTATAGCTCATACGTTACCTCCTTAAGCTACAACATCAGTATAGGTTCCAAAGAATCCAGCTTCTTCATCTACTCTCTTAATATCCAAACGGATAAAAAGCCCAAGCAATTGTCCGTAAATGTCATTGTTCACCCATTTAACGGATACTTGAGAACGGTCAAACTCTTTGACGAACTCAGTAACATCTCCGATGAAGAATTTCATGTCTCCTTCGTTTCCAAACACTACGTCATCTACTTTGTAGATTGTTTTCCCACCAAATGAATAGCCAGTAGGTGAAGCTACATCAGTTTGAAGCATATAGCGCCCATCTTTATCCTTCACCTTGTCAAGTGCAGCAAACATTGACTTAGTTACAACGATGCTTGCTTTATAAATTGATTTAAGCTTCTTGTTGTAGATATCTTTAATACCATCAAATCCAGCCGCATCTGCTTTGGTAGCTGTTTTGAGGACAGCTGTAACTAATGACAATTCAGTGTTTTCACCTTGATTGAACACTTCGTCTTCAACAATGGACATGATGTCATAGTCTGCGTCGTCAATCATTTCTTGTGACACAGGTACATATCCACGGTAAGTCTTGATTGAATAATCAATCTCGCTGATTGCTGGTTTTCCGAGTTCTGGATTTGATTTCAATTCATCTGTTGAAACCATTACACCATCCGTTTTCTTGATAACTGGATATTTACCAGATCCACTGTTAACTTTCACACGTTCCACAAGATCCAAAAGTGGATTACGTGTTTTGTTAACAAAATGAGGTTTCAAAACTTCAGTAGGGATTAAAGCTGCGCTTCCTGAATCAGTAGTTTTCAAGCCTACGATGTCACGAGTTTGACCAGTACGAATGTATTTAGCAATTGCGTCACGTTGTTCCAATTTTTGTCCTCCACGATGTTCTTTGCTTGGATAAGTCGGTGCCTTACGATTCAGTTCTTCAACTTGATTTTTCAAATCTTCGATTTCCTTTTCAAGTTGTTCTTTTTCTGCCAATTTTTCATCCAATTCTTTTTGGATATCTTCCAGGTTCTTTTCAACTGCTGAAACTTCTTCATCATTTCCAGCTTGATCCAATTTTTTCGCTTCAAGTTCAGAACGCTTGTTCAATTCTTTGATTGATTCTTCAAGTTCCACCACTTTTTCTGCTTTGTTGCGCATGCGAGCGCCTAAAATCAATGATTTGTGCATAGGTTAAATTTCTCCTTAATTTCTTTCTTGCGCTTGTCCAGCGCTTCACGATTGGCACGTTGTTGACTTTCAAAGTCTTTCTGTCGTGCAGCAATTTCCGTTTGCGGATAGGCTGGGAAAGTACATGGACTCACTTCAAAGATTTCTAATTCTAAGATAGTGTCCAGGTACGAACCATCTGCTTGCTCTTCCGTATTGATTTTGATTGGGATGAAACCAAAGCTACATCCAATCACATCGCCACGCTGAACACGAGCATAGGCCCCAACAGCTTGCGGGTCATCCTTGTTGATGATGATGTCGCCGTAAAGTCCGATTTCATCAACTCCTAAAATGACCGTCCCGTTACCAGTACGACCAAGCACCAAACTATCATCATGATTAAATAATGCCCTGATGTCAGCTCCTTTGATGGCTTTTTCAACACCTTCACGCTTGATTACCTCAAAGTAGCCTGGCCATAGTTCAGTAACTTCATCAAACTTGATAAAGTACCCACTCAAAATCAAATCACCGCTGTCAGCTTCTTCTCGTGTTTTAAATTGAGCGGTACGATAACTATTCCGTTTGTTCATTCTCTTCCTCACCCCCTTTCAGTTTCTTTTGGTCCCCAAGTCTGTCTTGTGGTAGATAATTTTCAAGAGCGAGGAGCTCATCCATATCAGGATCAGGCGGCATCCCAAGCCAATCCCTCCACTCATTTCGACGCATTGCCATGCTTTTAGTCATCTGTTCAGCAACTGAAGATAACTCTGTAATGTCATACGAATAAAGCGAGCGAGCATTCAGTTTGAAATACCGATTGTTTGAAACGAGTAAGTCTCTAGTTAAGGTCTGAGTGATTGTCGTAGCAATGCTCATGACCGTTGTATTGACAAAGTTGTTGTATTCTTCTTTATCAAAGCTACCAACTCCTAAAATAAAAGCTGGAACTCCCAAAAGCCCAGCAACTGTTTTCTTGTCAATTTCAACAGATTCATTAATAGCGATATCTTTTAAGCTAAGCGGCTTAACCTGCTCTACACTCAACAAAGCATCAGGAATAATCCACGGCTCACCTGCCTGACTTGTTGTTAAGTATTTCTTAGCAACCCTGTCTCGTCCCTCTTGCGTGCCCAATTCTCCATCCGAAGAATCAACCTTAACAATCAGGCTAGGAACGTTCTTTCCATTCATAAATCCTTTTTTGATTTGAGTAGCAAGATTTAAGTTCCTAACAATATCCCTCAGAGCAAGCCTATATCCAGTCCCTACAAATGGATTGTCTGGATCTGGATTGATTACAAAGTGCACGATTTCGCTTGGGTTGTAGTCGATACCACGATAATTCACGATATAACTAACATCATCACTTTTGAAAGAAACTTCACTCATAGAGAATGGTCTCAGGTTCAAAATATAATCATTCACAGGATCATACTCAACATGAAGAACTGAGTTTCCGTCACCGAATAGCAATAGGTCACGCACAATCTTGAAAATCCAAGTCTTGCGAGTCATATTTTCGCATGGATTTACATCAATTTTTCTAGCTAGTCCGTCTTTAACTCGTATGTCTCCCTTGTCGGTATTCTCCATCAAATGAATGGTCATATTTGATACCATGTCAGCAATCTTGTTGACCGCAGCAATCACATCAGGATTGCGAGCCAGTGGCACATAGCTATCACCGTCGATATAAAGATCAAAATCTGAATGAGTGATAACATTCGTTCCACCTCGACTCTTACCACGTTTCAAAAACCTATCTAAAAGCCCCATCTTTCCTCACCTCCTTTCTCTAATCAAAGAAGCTCATGACATTCTGATTCTTACCAAGATTAGCAAGAGCCTGAATGCAAGCAAAAACGCTGGCATCGAACAAGTCAATTCTTGCAGTACCACCGTCACCGTCTAATTTCTCATATTGCACAGCATCGTCCACCTTTTCAATTGCTCTAACATTGCTCACACAGTATTCGTAAGCATCAGAATGAAGATAGTAAAACTCTTTATTCTTAACTTTGAACTCAATCCGTCTGAATCCCTCTGATTTCAGATAAAAAAGCTGAGGTTGGTCAATCATCTTGAAGCGAGCTTGTTTCATCTTCGTCAGGAACTCACGGCCAAACTTCCTATCCATTCCGACAGCAGCAATCTTGAACCCTTTCTCTCTCATCTTGATAAACCATTTGACAATATCATCATAGAGAACGGTCGGAGTATTGCTCATCGTCAGCCAGCCATCAGACTGCCACCCAAAGAGTGGAATCCCGTCATCATTGGCTTTCTTCTGAGCATTGACACGAGGAAAGAAAGCGTGTGTGATGCAAATATCAACATCTTTCTCACCATCATGGTAAACCCCATAAAGAGCAGCAGCGGTCAAGTCGTGCAGCCTTGACAAGTCGGCGCCACCATACCACTGGATAGGCAAGCGTGCTAGCTCTTCCAATGTCCAATCGTATTGACTATCTGAAGCTATGAATTCATCAGGATTGAAATAAGCATTCATAGAGTTTGTGAAGATATTCAAAGTCTTGTTGAAAAACTCATTTCTTGTCTGTGGATCGTTCATAGCCTGTTCGGCTTCTTCTCTCAGAGCCTTGAGCGACACCGTCACTCCCCACGAAGGGTTGGCTTTTTTTAGGACATTCTCGTCCAGGTAGTCGCCCACGTCTCCATCAGTCGTCTGGTCAGCTTTGCAGATAAACATGAACAAGGAATCATCCTTGACCAATTGCTTAAGGACCTTTTGACAATATTTCAGACGGTTAGCAAGGAATCCAGTAGGAATATCACCAGCCGTAGAGATAACAAAAAGCATACTGTTTCGGTATGCTGACATTGTTTTCTTCATAAGACCGTACTTCTTGCTGTTTCTCATCGTGTGAGCTTCGTCTAGGATAATTACATTACCGTTCAATGAGTCCAAACGGCTTTCATCGTTGGCCAGTGCCTGGATAAAGAAAGAACCCTCGATACCAAAATTAGCAGTGATAGAGTGTTCTTGGTTGTTGTCCTTGATACGGATGTTCTTGTCATTCCATCGCTCAACATTGAACTTCAAAAACCCAAAGGCTTCCATCGCTTGCTTGACTGAGTTGGCGACGATGTAGCATTTTGAACCGCTATCCGTGTCTAATATCTGATAAGCAAGCGCGATTGCAGCAGTAAACGATGTCTTCCCATTCTTCCGAGCTAGCATGATAAGCGCTTCTTTGAATCTGCGCTCATTTGTACCCTTGTAGTAAAACCCAAACAGATTCACAACTACAAAATGTTGCCACGGTTGCAAGAGTAATGGCTTGTTACGGATAGACACCGCAAACATATCATCGCCCTGCTGATGGACTATCGTGTTTTCGATGAAGTGAACAACGAAATCAACGATATCCTCATCCATTTCAAACTCAGGATTTTCAAGATCACGCAAGAAACGTTCAGCTGCAAGAATGTTCTCCTCACAATGTTCCTCTCTGTGAGAAATGACGTGCTGAGCATACTCTTTCGCTTTGCCAAGATTACCCATTGCCAGCCACTCGCTTCTTTTTGATTTCGTTCTTGAACTTCAGGACCTCAGTAAGAACTGAATCACCTTCTTGTTCTACTACCTCACCGAGCGACTTCGGATTCATCATCAACTGATTAGAGTAGCTAAGAATATCTTTTCTCAAAATTTCCATCGCTGTCAAGATTGGAACTTTGCGCTCATTTTCAGCACCAGCTTTGTTGACGTAGGTATCTGTTACTGGATAACCCATGTCAGCATAATCTTGAGCAAGTTTCTGATACTGGTATAGCATACCTGCGAAAATGTCGATGATCATTTCGAACTCTTTCCGATAAGTGCCCAAGTCTTTCATCTGCTTGACCACTTTTGACTTAATCGACTTCGCTGTAATTGGTTTAGCCAAAAACTACCTCCTTTCGTCAAAATCGCTTAGTTTTTACCCCCTTTTTGTTTGAAGGCCCCCGACTTGGAAAAAGTTCCCTTCACCGGTACCCTACTGGCCAAAATGATTTTTCAAAGAGGTGGGGGGTATCCATAAAATTCTTCAAATTCCTTTTTTCTCTTTCTTTGCCAAAATAATCCTTGATTGATAATCTTATCATTCTTTCTATCGTGAAACGTATTGTGTTTCTTGTTTGTCAGTGGCAAACAATTCCACTCAACGAATTCAAGTTCAGGATATTCAGATACTGGAAAGATATGATGTACCATTTCAGCTGCTACTGAAATTCCATACCTCAAACTTTCTTGACAAAGATAATCATGCTTACGCATTATCCTATCACGGAACTTCTCCCACTTCTTAGATCTCAAGGATGGTCTGATAGGTTTGTTATACATCTCAAACCTCCTTTCTCAATACAAAAAGGGACAGGTCAGTGACCTATCCCCTCTCATACAAGAAATCTATGCTACCATAATAAACTCTTTTTCGTGAGACTTCAAGATGTCTTTTGTCTCAATTTTATTTTGGTCTCAATCCTATAAAATGATATTCTAGTGTTGGATTCTCAAAAATGTTTCCAATGATTTCAGCTTTATCTAATACATCCGGCTCATAGGGTGAAATACAATCTGGGTCCGCGACATTTAGACATTCAAGATAGAAACCATTTCCAGAGAGTACTTTCTTTTCTTCATAGTAGCGATATTTCCCAAAGCGTACAATAGCTTTTACAAAATCAATTTGAAGAACGTCCCCTACAAAAATTTCTCTGCCTTCTTTGTCATAAGTGCGTGTTGATTGAGTGATGTATTTCAAATCTTCAAAGTGCTTCCATCCACTGCCCTCATAGTAGACTAATGGACAATTACGGTTTTCATCGTTTTGGTCGCAATTGCCTACCACGACCCTGTAAAACATTTTTCGTTTTTCTTCGTCCCATGCTCTAAATTTTGTATCCATTCTGTTACCTCTTTATACTTCGTTTTTCTCTCTCAGCTTCACATATCTTATATTTAGTTAAACTCACTCTAAATCTCAAACCCTTACTAGGCATAGGTTTTAAAGAGTTGCATTTTTTCAGTTTATGCTTAACTCATTATGTGAAAGTAATATCTAAAAAAATTAAATGACAAAGTTCCGTAAAGCATCATCAAGCTCTGCTTGTTCTATTCCTATGTACCTCAAGGTTATTGCAGGTGATGAGTGATTGAACATTTTCTGTAATGTCCCTACGTCCTTTGTCTTGTTGTAATATTTATAGCCGAATGTCTTGCGCATTGTATGTGTGCCAACATTATCAATGCCAAGTTCTTCAGCTGCTTCATGTATGATTTGATAGGCTCGCTCACGAGTGATTGCTTTATTCTGACCTTGCCTACTCTTGAATAAGAAATGATGAAATGGTTTGCCCTCAACATATCTTCTCATTTCTTTTTTTAGTTCTTTTGTCATCCGTCTTGTTATCTGCTTGCCAGTCTTCCGTTCTCTCAGCTTGATGTGCCATCCCTGGACATCTTTAACTTTCAAGGTAAGTATATCTCCGACTCGCAAACCAGTATTCAGACCTGTGATGAATAGCATATAATACATCTCATTCCACTCTCTGAGATAATCTTTCATCGCCTGAATGTCGTCATTATCTTTTATCGGTGATACAAATTCCATATTCTACCTCCTTTCCCAAAACAAAAAGCCAGCATTTGCTGACTCTTGACGATACTTCTGTTGGACAACTTTTCTGACTAGAATTAAGGATGACTCCTAAAGTGTGATGTGTGTTTTTGTTTCAGAAGTTCATGCTATCATAATAACCCTTTTTTTGTGAGACTTCAAGATGTCTTTTGTCTCATGTTTATTTATAGCTCACCTTTCAAAATAGCGTACTGCTCTAGGATAATCCTTCTACGTCGATAGATTGTAGCTTTGCTCATGAATTTCTGTTCTGCTATTTCTTCCCATCTCAGTTGAGGATATCTCCAGCGCAGATTAAAGATTTCCTTATCTTCATCAACTAGATTGATCAGGAGTTTGTTAATAATAGCTTTGAACCCTTCGAGAAATTTCAAAGTTGGATCATCTGCGATTCTGATTGCGATAGTTTCGGTAGGTTTGCTTATTCCTACGCTGGGCCCACTTTGAGAATCTGGATTTCGAGTTTCTAGTTCTAGCCTTCTCAAATCTATTGTCCGTTGAATGTTTTGAAATTTGAAAAGTTCTCTGTCTAATGTTTTGAGGTCTTCGTCGCTTAATTTCTTCAAATTTTACCTCCGAATTTTCTAAATAATTAAATAAGCTATCGAACATTTTAGAAAAAGCTTTACTGATGTCAGAAACTATCTGCTGAATCATTCTAGATAAAACTTCAATTTCTTCCTGAATTAACTTGCTAAGCTTATTTTCTAATTCTAGTTGTTTCTTCTGAGCAAGTTGTTTAGCTTTCTTCTTCTTAATCCTTCTATTCATCTTGCTCTCCATTTCCTGATATTAGCTTTCATGAATGTAGCCTGCCATTGCTTCCTGAATGATGATGTAAGTTAGTGTCTTGTACTTTGTCATTACAATCTTACCTCATCTCCTATTTTGAGAGATTCATAGTTTGTTTGAGTAACTACGAATACTCCGTAATTTTGTATTGTGATCGTGTACAGGTCGCCAATCTTATCCTTTTGTAAGACTCTACCTTTGATTTCTGCTCCTTGATTGTCAGCTTTATAGACGATCATCGGGCGCTTTTGTTCTAGGCTCTTAATGTGGATACATTGCCAGATATTCAATCCAGCAGATAATAATATCCATATTACGATAAATCGTTTCAATTTTCATTCTCCTCCACAGCATACTGCAACCATACTAGGCACTCGTATAGATCCCTTGCGTGTTTCTTGATATCGCTTAACTCATAACCGTTTAGGTCATC